AGGGAAGAGAATCTTCTTCTTTCCTCTATCCAAAACATCTCAGGGGTTTCTGTTGACTTGTGGGCAGCACGTTCAATTGCAAAAGCTTTTGACTCCATGGACATACCTTATGAAAAGACGGCAAAAGCAAAGGAGCCTAAGTTTGATAAGAATTTTTTAGGCACACATCCTAGCAAGCTAGCTAAGTTGGTTGTTCAGGCTCGTGAGATAAACAAGGCCAGGACAACTTTTATTGATACTATCATGAAGCATCAACATAAAGGCAGGATACATGCTGAGATACATCAGATGAGATCAGATCAAGGTGGCACTGTTACCGGTCGTTTCTCTATGTCTAATCCTAATCTCCAGCAGATACCTGCCAGGCATGAAAAGATAGGACCAATGATTAGAAGTTTATTCATACCTGAAGAAGGATCTACGTGGGGTTGTTTTGATTACAATCAGCAAGAACCACGGCTAGTTGCTCATTACGCCGCTATAACCAGGAATGGTTTGGATGGTGCTGATAAAGTCATTGATGGTTATAACAATGACCTGGACTTTCACGGGACAGTTGCAGAGATGGCAAACATTGATCGTAAGATAGCTAAAACTGTTAACTTAGGTTTGTTCTATGGTATGGGTAAAGGTAAGTTGAAAAGTCAGTTAGGCTTGAATGACGAACAAGCTGATGAACTATTTAAGACTTATCATAGTAGAGTTCCTTTTGTAAAACAGCTCATGGACCAGGCCTCTAAGTCCGCACAAGAGAATGGTTTTGTAAGAACTTTACTTGGACGTAAGTGTCGTTTTGATTTATGGGAACCTGCTAGCTTTGGCGTACATAAGCCATTGCCCCGTGAACAAGCGACCAGGGAACACGGAAAAAATATTAAACGTGCGTTTACATACAAAGCGTTGAATAGATTAATACAAGGCTCGGCAGCAGACATGACAAAGAAAGCTATATTAGATTTATATAAAGAAGGAATAGTTCCACACATACAAGTTCATGATGAATTAGATTGTTCTTTTGAGTCTGAGATCCAGGCAAAGAAGATTGAAAAGCAAATGATAGAGTGTGTCGATCTTAAAGTGCCAATTAAGGTAGATTGTGAAATTGGTGCAAATTGGGGAGAAATTAAGTAAAAAAAACCTGTTTAAATGACCATACAGGGGTGTTCTAGATATGCTCGTGTATGATTGGATCCAGGTAATTTGAAGGGATTAGTTGTTTCACCCTTAACTTTCGAAACACAGATAGACATCCTGACATTCTACTCGAACCAAAGCTGATAGCCTCAAACACTTGTCCGTCAGCTACTTCGCCCTGTGCGTTATGGCTCTGTTAAAACCATTATTCCGCCACAATATTGAACTGATCACATTCAATAACCTGGTATAACTTATATGGATATAATAATTTTTTTTTCAACTAATAAATAATATTTTTTTAGGACTTGACAATATAGTTTGAGATATTATATAATTAGTTAAGAAATATAGAAATGAGGTTATTATGGAATATACAATACCCGGATGGGTTGAACTAATCTTGTATGAACAAGAGGAAAGGAAAGATGATGAATGATTAGTATAATCATAGGATGCATCATAGCCATTGTGCTCGTCCATCATTTAGGGTGGGTGTAATGACAGATGTATCAAGGTATAAGTCTGTAGCTATCAAGAAAGAAAGCTACAAAAAACTAAAGACCATGGCCGATCGAGATTACAGATCTGTTGCTGGTTTCATAGAATATCTGGTTGATAAAGAATCAGAAGAAAGAATAAGAGGTAATAAAAATGACCAAGAAAAAAGAGCCTGATAATATCACAGTCCCAGGCGTAGTATTACAGGACTGCATTATAACATTAAAAGGTGACTCACCTTTGATATGTAACAAATGGTCTGAGAAGGCTAAACAAGAAATAAGAGATAAGCAGATGAAGATAGCTAAAGCTGCTGGTAGAGAAGCAAAGGATCCTGAAAAATGTTTTAGAGATTCTTTGTATCAGATGCCAAACGGTAAAGACTATGGCTTCCCTGCTATTGCGTTTAAGGCAGCAGCTGTTAACGCTTGCTCTCACATTGAGGGTCTTACAAAAGTCTCGGCTCGTGGATCATTCCACATTCCGTGTGACTTAATTAAGATTCAAGGTAAGCCTGTGATGAGAGAAGACATGGTGCGTGTTGGTATGGGTGCAGCTGACCTCAGATATAGAGGTGAGTTTACAGAATGGCAGGCAGAAGTTCCTGTTCGATACAATGCTAATGCCTGGTCAATTGAACAGTTGATCAACGTATTTAACGTAGCGGGGTTTGCATCTGGTGTCGGAGAGTGGAGACCACAGAAGAATGGTAACTTTGGTATGTTTAAAGTGACCAATGTAACAAAGATCGAAAGAAAGAAGGAGGTTAAAGTTGCGTAGAAGAATAATACAGTCCTATGAATTTAGGAACAGTGGTAGAACAAAGTATTCAGTGGACGCTCAAGTTGTTGGAGAAGAACTTGAAGCGATATCTAATAAGCACGGGACACTCAATCCACATGTAGTTGTGAAGGCGGCAGAAAGAAAGAGTTCGCCACTTCACTCGTGCTTCACGTGGGATGATGCTTCAGCTGCGGAGAAGCATCGATTGCACGAAGCTAGGATGCTAATCGGTTCAGTCATGGTCGTCACGCAGCATGTAGACGAACCGGTTCGTGCTTTTCATAGTGTAAAAGTAACTACGTCAGATGGTGATGACGACAATGCCGAGCGTAGTTACGTTCCACTGGATATAGCGTTGGACAATGAGGATTATCGAAGGCAGATATTGGAACAGGCTGCTAGAGATTTGAACTCATGGAGAAAGAAGTATGGAGAACTACAAGAACTTCATAAGTTTTTCTCTGAGGCTCAACGTATCATCGATAAGTATGCAGCGTAACAGGCATACTCGATGCAGCGGTGCTGTTGTTTAGCAGCACCGCATATAGAGAAAGGAGAACTTATGAAAAAATATAATTATAACCATATAATAAAAATATTGTTAGAGAAAAAAGGATGGATTAGAGTTCCATTGTATTTAAGGAAAGGAGATTAGATGGCAAGTAGTGATGTGTTTTATCAAGAGTGGGTAGATGAAGTCAGAGAACTTTACGGCTTACTTGAGGACGCTTTAATAGCTATGAACAATGCCACTAGATCTAAAGGGGTACGTCATGTAACCAAAGACGACATAGATGAGATGGGTTCTATCATATTACAAATAGAGGACTTACTCGCTGTCGTTGATGATTTAGAGCATGACGATCCTGAACCTGCATAACTCGTGGTGGCAGAAAGGCTATGCATCGCACTGCAACTGCGATTATGCGAGTTCGAATCTCGCCCACGAGTCCATTTTTGGCAGGCCAGGTATGCCCAGGTTTGGTATGATCCGGACGGTTTAGGCAAGGCAGGCGTGGTAAGTTTGAGCGAGGTATGGTCGGTTTTGTTGCGGCAGGAAGGGTGAGGCTAGACATAGTCCGGTGAGTTGAGGAAGGGCGAGGCAGGCGTGGTGAGGTCGGGTACGTTCTGGTGGTAGCAAGGTGTGCTAAGGCAGGCGAGGTTAGGTGAGTTACGTTGAGGTGAGCTTAGTTCAGGAGCGGTGTTTACATGGCAGGCGTGGTGAGTTGACTTTAGTCGAGTTACGTCTAGGAACGGCAGGCGGGGTGAGGTGCGTTCAGGTGAGGGTTATCTTGTAATGGCGAGTCGAGGTTTCTTTTGGCAGGTGTGGCGAGTTGTGGTTCGTTGGGTTACGATTGCGGTAGATTGGGGTATGGTGTTGTGAGGCGTGGATTGGCGAGGCCGGAAAGGAGAGAACATGTTCAAAATGCTCATGACCGGTAGCCAGGCAATGCAAATTGTCAAGGACTACATAACGAAAGATATCGCTCACAGCAATGTGACCGAGGCGGTTCTTGCGTTAGAAAAATATATAAAAAGTTTGGAAAAGAGTGTGAAGTGAGATAGTCTTGTCATCGGATTATCAATCCCACCCTAATCCAAAGGGTCGACACCTGGTCTGTAGCCTCGTAACACAGGTATGTGGTGTGACTGATGGAGAGACATCATAAAGAAAGGTAGCACAATGACTAAAAAAGAAGTTAACGAAACGATAGAAAAATTTCTACGATCGGACACGGTGAAGAAAGCAACCAACGGTGATGAAATAGAAAAGATGAAACTAAGAAACATGATAGAAGTAGCAATACGAAAGCAGGCTCCAGACTGGTTGAAAGAGATGATTAAGGAAGACGACGCACGGATCACGAAACACTGATCATGTCAATAGCAAAGATTATTTGCTGTTAGGATTGTAATTTTATATATTGGCTTTTCGTCACGAAAAAGGAGCAATAATGACAAAAAAGAAAACATATATGACACAAGATGGATATAGATTTTATGTTCAACCTACTGGAATAGTGACTGATACAAAATCAGGTAAGAACGTAGATATGAGTTTTAAATCTGTTGACCAAATGTTAGAAGTGTTTCCTGATATTAAGTTAATAAAATACAAAAAAAGAGCAGAAGGAGGGGCTGTTAAAAAGTTTTCCTCTGGCGGTCAAGCTCTACGTGGCATTGGTAAAGTAATAAAATAGGGGGTCAATATGGAAGAATTACAAGAAAAGTATGAGGGGGCATTAGCAGCGATAGCTTACCTACACAATGAATTACTAGCTGTAAAGCACTGTCAGTGCGAGGATGATACAGAGGAATCTGAAGAGGATAACGGGGCCTAATATAGGCCTTCGTGTCCCTGTTCAAAGTATTTGTTCTTCAGGTGTCTGTCCCAAAATTGTTTTCCATTCGCTACAATAGTATTCCACTCTCGATGGTTAAATCTTTCTGTTGAACCATCTTTGTATTCTACCTCATAGACCATGTCATGACCACCTGAGTCAGTCCTCTGTTCAAACACCCTTAGCTGCTTAATTATATCTCTTAGCATCATGGTATTTTAAATACTTTACTTCTTTTACCATACCTTTGGGAATAATTGCAACCCTTCCTCCTTCTTGAGAATCGTCATCACACCAGTCAGCCATCAGTGACATCTCTTCTTCTGTGTCTTTTACAAGCCAGCCAATCGAAAAACAACCAGCTGCCGTTTTCTTTATTATGTCTTTAAATTCTACCCAGCCAGAAAAAGGCTCGGTTGCATCTTTCCATCGGACTATCACAATCGGACAAGTCTTCAGGTTAAATTTCATTTCACTAAAGTATTCTGTCCAGGCACCAGCTTGGAACATTTAGGGTTCTCCACTTTCTTTGAAACACTAAACCATTGCTCACGGCCAACGATATAGTCTGTACCGCTAGCGTCAACGCACTTTTGTGAACCGATTGTATCTTTCACGGCTTGTTGTACAGAAGGCAACGACATATCATCACCGACCATGGACCCGCCGTCTTTAAGTTTGGGCCACCAGTTAAGTATGTCATCCATCACTGCTTCATATTCATGCGCACCGTCTATGATAATACCTTGAAAATGTTTATCAGCAAATCTTGCTAAAGTATTAACGTCGTCCGATCTGCTTTGAATAGGAGTTAGTATGCCTTTGTCAATATATTCTTGACAGTTTTTTAAAAATATATCGTAGTATCCCTTCAAACCTAAGTCTAAGTTTGCATGTTCAGAGCTACCAGTAAATGTGTCCAGTGAGTAAAGATGAACTTTTTTACCTGAGTTGATAATGTTGGTTGCCATATAAGATGTTGATCTACCCATGAACGGTCCTATTTCTAAAATTTCATCTCCGTCTTCACAGTGATGAAGTAGCAGGTCATATGCTTCATGCATGTTGAACCAGCCTGGTATTGTAAAATATTTATGATTCATAACTCTCTCATTTTCTTGAGACTCGTGAACAAGCTGTCTTGTATCTTGCGGAGACACTTGAAGAAAATAGGAGGAACTGCGTCCACGAATCTCGTTGCAATAATATAGGATAAATTGCATATTGAAAGTATGAAATATTTCTTAATAGTTTGGATATGTATCAACGATCCAAGCATGGAGTTAAAAAATAGATGCCAGCAATTGACCATGGACCAGGAACCATATGAAAAACTTCTTGATTGTCAATACAGAGCTCATTATCTCTGGAAAGATTTAGAACCAGCAGGCAATATCTACATGTCAAGTTTCTGTGCCTCTAAGCTGTAACGTGTGCATATAGTATTATAAATATAAATACAAAAATAAAAAAATAAATTAGCCGAAATGTTACGTAACATTATTAATATATTACTATTAGTATTATTTATCAGGGTTTTTAAGTGTAACGTAAGTGTAACGTGGAGTCCTAACGTAACGTTACGTTGGGATATCTTGAGTATTGAAATAGCTTGATTTTAGCCTAAAGTGTACTGCAATGACAACAACAGACGTTACAGACGTTACAACCACTTTACAAGAAAGATTCGATCACTTTCCAGGATTATCACCAAAGCAAGCTAAGTTTGCACAATTGATAGTTTTGTATGAGGGTAGGAAGACAGCAACACAAATAGCTATTGAATGTGGTTTTTCAGAAAAGACCGCAAGACAACAAGCTAGTAATATGCAAAACCCAAAAAGTTTTCCAAAGGTTGTTAACGCTATAAATCATTATAGAGTACAGTTTTATAGAAAATACGAAGTAAGTTACGATAAACATTTAAAAAGAATGTATGAGTTATCAGAGAAAGCAGAGCAGGCTGGTAATTGGAATGCAGCAGTTGTAGCTGAAAAGAATAGAGGTCAGGTGGCAGGACTTTACATCGACAAGAAAGAAATAAAGTATGGAACTATTGATAGCATGAGTATGGAGGAAGTCGATGCAAAAATTAATGAGCTTGAAAAAAGATTATCAGGGGAAACGGCTAAACCGGTGGTAATCGATGGTAACGAACGACAAACATCTCAAGGGTAATTGGGCACATCAAAGAGCAATATTATGGTTGTCCGAGAAAGGGTATTATGTTTTTAGCAATGTTTTTGGCACAGGTTGTGTCGATCTTATTGCCATTGATGATCTTGGGCATATTGAATTATTTGATGTGAAGTTAGCTGGTTTCAGAAATAATAAAGATACTTTGGGCTCCAAGCAGATGATCAATAGAGTCTTAACAGCAGAACAAAAAGAACTTGGAGTAAAACTATTGTATGTTTTTGATAATGGTGAGTGTCGAGTTCAGTTAGACAGAGCTGCCTGGTTGAAAAAACAAGAAAATAATAGAGACAAGAAAGGTAGATTCAAAGGAACAGATGAGGAAACCTGAGGGTAGGTTCGTTGCAACTTTTAGAAGCAACTGTGATAAAATACACTTCTTAAAAATAGACTCTTGGTCTACACCAGGATTACCTGATTTATATGGATTATATGAACATGAGCAAACAGGATTACCTGGCACTTTTTGGGCAGAAATGAAGTGTACATCAATTAACAAGATTGGACTGTCTCCACTACAGGTTGCCATAAATCTCAAGCTATCTGAGTACAACATACCCAATTATATACTTGTGAGAAGCCTCTCTAAGAGGGCCCTTAAGATTTTTCCAGGACACTTGGTTGATGAAGCATCGAAGGTTGGTTTCAAATCCAAGAGCCACGTTGCATGTTTCGAAGATCCTTTACCTTGGACCGAAATTCAAAAATCCCTGATGGTGGACCCCCGAATTATTTTTGAAGGTTATGGTAAGATCTTCACCGGGCCCGCAGCCCAGGTCGAATAAATCCCTACTAAATCCCCCGAGTTCCGACCCCACTGTTCGCCGACTAATTAATATAGTTTGTCTTCCCGCGCTCGCGGCTGTCTTCTGGGTTAGTCAAGGGTAAAAATCCCCTTGTAATGTAATGTTTTGCCGAGCATCTGCGTTCCAGGATCCCTGAGCTGCGGGCCAGGCAGCAGGTGGAGTTGTTCAAAATCCCTGAATCTTGACCCCCATGCAACCCGATTCTATAATATAACCCTGAGCTTCCCGGGCCGGGATGCAGGTGCAAAAAAAATTTAAAAAAGGGGTTGACATCCTAACAATTACCAACTATATATATACATAGAAATAAAGAAAGGAGGACTTACATGTCCTTTAATTACGAATACAAGCTAGAACAGCTAGAAGAATATTGCCGCTGCAACATGCCAGCAGGCTTTACAAGAAGCAACTTGACTAATCTTTTATTATCTTTACTAAACGGTGAGGATCATCTGGAGCACATACGAGACTGGATGAACGATTACACAAAGGAGGAAAAAGAATGAGCAAATTTTACGGAGTTATTGACGAATCCGCAAGGAGAACACAACCGACGGCCAGAGGCCATTCGGCAATCGGGACCACTGCGGCCAGCTGGAAAGGGTGCATCAAGGTCCGTTTGTGGGAAGACCACGTCACAGGTGATATCTGTTTTAGGGTTCAACAGGATCCCTGGCACGGGCATGGTATCCGGCAGACCATAGCAGATGGAATCGTTGGCCGGGAATGCTGATACAAGCTTTTTTATTTACAGCTATTTTTTGGTTGCTTGGGGCTAGTAGGTCCCAGGCAGTCATTATCTTTATTTTGTTCTGTCTCTTCTGGATTGGTAACGAGGCTGCAGACGCTGTTCGTACCATCGAAATCCCTGAGGTTCGACCCCAGGCCCATCAGATCTATTAATATAATTGAACGCCCCGGCCGCCAGGCAGGTCTGGTTGAAATCCCTGAGGTTCGACCCCACGCTTTGCTTTGCTTATAATATAATTGAACGCCCCGGCTGGGAGCAGGAGTTTTGTTCCAGATAATCCTGAATCTAAATCCCTGAGGTTCGACCCCACGCTTTGCTTTGCTTATAATATAGAAAAACTTCCCGCTCGCGCCCGCTCGCAAAAAAAAAAACAAGAAAAAAAATTTTTGGTGCTTCGCACTTATTGTTTTTAGAAGAAAATAGTTATCCACAGAAAAGATTTTTTTCTTTAATTTTTTATTATTTAAAAGTTGCAATTAGTTAGGATATATGGATAATGGAAACATACTTTAAATAGTATAGAAAGAGAGAATGCTAATATGCAGAATATAAGTAAAGAAGATAGAAACAAGATTGATGACTACGCAAGGTTGTCAATTCTTAAATCTATCTTTGTTAAGGAATGGCAGGAAAGCTGTCGTAAAGAACTAGCCTTTATGTCAGGCAAGTATCATGGTTTCTTATTGGGTGATGAGTTTCAGTTCTCCCATAAGAAAAGACAAGGTGGTTTATCTCAAAGTAAGATGACTACCTTTATTAAAGAAAAGTTTGGTTATACTGATGACCAAATGAAAGAGATGTTTGGTAGTGAACAGACTATTAATGTGTTTACACCAAAGCCTTTAATATCAAGTATTAAACAACAAAAGAAATGCAAAGATAGTATCTTGCGTTCTAATGTTATGAATTTAATACCAAACTATCAAGATAAGGTGGTGTTGTAATGCCAAACGACAATTTATTACAACTCTTAAACCTACCAACTCAAAATGCTAATACAGAAATGGATAATCAAAATGATAACACTAATGTTAATTGGCAAAGTGATTTGCTTGGTTGGGTTTATTCTAATACTCTTGAGAGTGTTCTATTAACTTGGCTAACCAATAACCAAATGTCAAAGCAAGACTTGGCTAGGGTTTTGGTTTCAGTCTTGGCTAATAAACCAACTAATCAACAAACTGATGTTTCATCTAGGGTTATTGAAAAACTAAACAGTTTAATAAATAGCCAGTAGCATCAGCACCTGTGACCAGTACCTGTTTTTACAGGTGCTGGTTTTTTTATGCCTGAGTTATTCAGATCCCACAAAATTTAGTGTCGCTGGACACTTCCAACATACTATATCTAGTAGTCCCAAAAATTTCCGAAACTCGACCATCTGAAATCTCCCCCCAGCACCCCCTTGTGTTGCGCGGTTGCTTTATAATGCAACATGAAGTCAAGATTTGCACATACACAACCTCCACAAAATACTTTTGAATAGGGGACCCAATCTGATATAAAAACTCAATGGGAATGCAAATCGAGGGCCTAACCCCTTTTGAACAAGAAGAGGCCCTAAAGAAACTCGTACTTAGAAAAAAAATTTTAGAGTTACAAGGCAAACAGAAAGAGGATTTCTTATTGTTTGTTAGAACTGTATGGCCAGAGTTTATTGCTGGTAATCACCACAAAATTATTGCAAAAAAATTTGAAGCTATCGCTTCCAAGAAAATCAAGAGACTTATTGTTAATATGCCACCACGACACACTAAATCTGAATTTGCGTCTTTCTTATTTCCAGCATGGATGATGGGCCGTGAACCACGGTTAAAGATCATTCAAACATCACACACGGCAGAATTAGCACAACGCTTTGGCCGTAAAGTCAGAAACTTAATCGACACACAAGATTATCAAAACGTTTTTCCAGGCATGGAATTATCGGCGGACTCCAAGGCAGCAGGTCGTTGGGAAACAAATGCCGGTGGTGAATACTTCTCTGCCGGTGTCGGTGGAGCAATAACCGGTCGTGGTGCTGACTTGTTAATTATCGACGACCCACACTCCGAACAAGATGCACTTAGTGCTACAGCGTTAGAGAATGCGTGGGAGTGGTATTCTTCTGGTCCTCGTCAGCGTTTACAGCCAGGTGGTGCTATTGTGATTGTTATGACTCGTTGGAATACAAAAGACATCACCGGAGAACTGATCAAGGCTCAAGGACAACCAAAAGCGGACCAATGGGAGATTATAGAGTTTCCAGCGATCTTACCTTCCGACAAACCTGTGTGGCCAGAGTATTGGCAAAAAGAAGAACTAGAGTCAGTCAAAGCATCTATCTCTGTTGCAAAATGGAATGCACAGTGGCAACAAAATCCTACAGCAGAAGAAGGAGCCATTATCAAACGGGAGTGGTGGCAAACATGGGAGAAGTCACAGATGCCTGGTCTGATGCACGTGATACAATCTTATGATACTGCATTTAGTAAAAAAGAAACCGCCGACTACTCCGCTATCACTACGTGGGGTATCTTCATGCCTGACGAAAAAACACCTAATATAATTTTGCTTGATATGAAAAAAGGCAGGTGGGACTTTCCTGAGATGAAAGAGATTGCATATGACAGCTACAAGTATTGGGAGCCGGAGTCCGTGGTCATTGAAGCAAAGGCATCGGGCATGCCATTAACACAAGAACTCCGCATGCGTGGTATCCCTGTTATCAACTTTACACCTTCTAAAGGCAATGATAAGTTGAGCAGAGTTAATGCTGTTGCGCCTTTGTTTCAATCTGGCGTAGTGTGGGCACCAGACGAGATCTGGGCAGAAGAGGTAATCGAAGAGTGCGCTGCTTTTCCGTATGGTGAGTATGATGATTTAGTTGACTCCATGACACAAGCATTGATGAGATTTAGACAAGGTCGTTGGATTGAGTTGTCCGATGATTTTGAAGATGAGCCCGTAGACACTAGGAACAAGGAATATTATTAATGTCAATATTTGATAGACTAAAAGATATCGTTGGATTTTTAAACACAAGACCTGAATCACGAACACCGGAACAAGAACAGATAGGTGAGGAACTTTCAGAAGCAGAGAAAACAGCAAAAGATATAGCAGAGTCTCGTTTAGAAGGAGTCACGGATGAAGAGGCAAGCAATTTCTTAGATACTATTCGTGACTTTTTAAACTCTGATCAAAAAAATATAAATGAGTTTCGAAAAAAGAACGCAGAACAAATCAATAAAGACAAAGCTCTTTTTAAAAAATTTACAAGACTAAACCCTGTTGGAGTGGTTAAAGATTTTTTATTAAAGAAAGCTATTCAAACGTACGGCCCCACCGTACAAGAGATAGCCACTAAATTCATAGCGGGACTTGACGATCCAGAAACTAAGGTAGGAAATCAATTTGAGTTTATGGGCACCGTCTACAGTGACCAAGATTATCTTGAAGCAGGTAAAAGAAATCTATCAGAGCTTCAACAATTTCATGAAGACAAGTTATACAACATTGATAAGAACCGGGGAGGTGTCAGTAACTTAAAAGCTTTTATCAGTTTGTTGCCAGATGATTATGCCAAGCTACCTACACAAGTTTACAATGATCTAAGGCAGATGAAAAAAAATCACCCTAACACACCCTTTGCAGATTTTTATGACCCTGCAAGTTTGAGAACCTCAGGTCTTGAATTTATATTGTTAAGAGCGAACAAACAAAACCCAGACGTACCCATAACTAAAACAGACCTCTTAGGATTAATTGAAGAGGGGGGTGCTTTAGATCCTAACACAAGAAAAACTAGATATGATAGAGGCACTGGCGGTGCTAAATCAAATTATGGAACATTGTTAAGTCAAGTGGAGGAGGCTATTGAACAGTTAGCACCTTATTCAACTAACCAGTTTACTGGTAAATATTTTCCTGAGCTTAATCAATATCTCTTAGATCTCAAAGACTCTATAATTTTATCGGAACGAGATGAGGGGGACATATCAGTTAATGATAGAATAGAGTTTCAAGCTGCTATGGGTAGGGAGTTTCAAAATAGATTACAGACTGTCTTTGATCAAATAAGAGCAGACGCTCCTAGTCCCGAGTATAGTATAGAACAGGGCATACCAGAACAAAGAGCTAATTACTTAGCTCTAGCTAATGAAATAATTAGAAACCTTAACAGCAATGTTATGACCGCTCTTGTCCCAGTGGAGCAAACAGGAATGTCGATTCCTACTGGAGAAAGAGAGCCGACATATTCTAATATGGCAGTTATAGGAACAACCAACTATGACGTTCAAGGTGTGGTAGGTCTGCCACGAGAAGCTCTTGAAGAAAAACTTCCAAGCGGAACACATTACAGGGGTGATCTTATTTTACCTAACATGACAGATGCTTTTCACTATCGCACAGGTCAACTTAACGGTGACAATGGTCCAATTAATTATTTTATCGAAGTTCAATCTGATCATGAAGAGAACATAAGAAAATCAAATAAATACTACGATCCTTCTTTAGCATTAAAGGGAGAAGAGTTGACAGAGAAAAATTTAAAATTTGCAAACGAGAAACTCCCTAACTTACAAAACTTTTTTAAATTGAATGATGGTGAAAAAGATATGTTAGATCAAATTTTTTCAATGATGCGCTATGACGAAGAAAGAGCAGGAAATAAGTTTGCTTTTCAAGATAAAGACAATCCTTCAAATGTTTATGTCATGACTCCTGATGGAGAGTATCAAAACTCTGCTGGTGGCACTATTAACCCTGCCACAATTGATTCATCAAGATATAAAATATATCGAAACGCTAAAGACACAGAATTTATTGCAGGAGGTAGCCCTGTGATGAAAGCTTTTTTAGATGTTTACTTTGGCGGGGATGCAATAATGACTGACAATATTCCAGCAGCTAATGTTGAACGATATTTAGAAAAAAACACAAGATCAGATGAACTTTTAAAATATGTTAAAAAATTAAATGAGTTTAGAGAGGATTTATTTAAAGGTGATAGAATACGAACTGAAAATGTAGAGGGTGCAAGTAGTAGAGTAACACCCTATGTAGGTAGTCCTCAAGAGTATGCTGAAAAAGCTATCTATGAATTTATATTTGATTCAGTGAGGCAAGGAGTTGATAAAGTATCATGGGTGCCTGGAGAGGTTAGCACACAGATACAATTCGCTAGAGAAAGTGATCCAGCAAATTATGCAGATCATGATAGCGCTCTTGCAACACATCACTCACCACAGCAAACTCAAGGTATGTTTGATTTTTACGGAAGCTCAAAACAAACTAAAGAAAACCATATGTACCGAGCTGCAGAGGTCGTTGTTGATAAGATAAGTAAACTAGGTAACATGATTTATGGAGAGGATTTTGTAGCTCCTGTTCTTTATGAGCAAGGTGCAAAAGATGAGAATGATAGATTTTTATCTCCTATTGATAATTCTTATTTTCCTGAGGAGGGCAGAAGATTTGACAGAGCTAATCCTGGAATAAGAGAGGGCTGGGGGTTTATTGATCTTAAACCTATGATAGACTCTATCCAAGGAGATAACAAAGAAGAAATCATAGAGAACATTCTATCAAATTACGTCGAACGTAAAAGTGGTGGACAAGTATGGAGCTCTAGTTTAGTTTCGTTAGATGAGGTCATAAATGGTTGATAATATAGACAAAGCGATTAATCCAGCTGAAGAATTACAAATAGAAAAAGTTGGACAAGAAATAAATTTACAAGGAGAGAATCCTGATGGAAAATTTTTAGAAGAGGATGACGGAAGCGTCGTAGTTAATCCAGAGGAGGAAGCACAAGAGAGTCTTTCTTTTGGTGCAAACTTAGCAGAATTTTTAGATGACAATGATTTAGAAAATTTGTCAAACGATTTGCAATCAGACTACAACACTGACAAAAGTTCTCGTGAAGAATGGGAGACAGGATATACTAAGGGTTTAGACTTACTTGGATTTAAGTATGAAGAAAGAACCAGACCTTTTGCTGGAGCCAGTGGAGTTTATCATCCATTGTTATCAGAGTCCGTTGTTCAATTTCAAGCGCAGTCTTATAAAGAATTATTACCTGCCGGTGGCCCAGTAAAAACTCAAATTATCGGAGCAAGCACTCCACAAATAGAAGCACAATCAGAGCGAGTAAAAGATTTTATGAACTATTACATTTCTGATGTAATGGAGGAATACGATCCTGAGTTAGATCAAATGTTATTTCATTTACCATTAGCAGGATCTGCATTTAAAAAAATTTATTATGACGGAGGCATGGCTAGGGCTGTTTCAAAGTTTATAGCTGCTGAAGATCTTGTAGTTCCGTACATGACATCAGATCTTGAATCCGCAGAGCGAGTAACTCATGTTGTTAAAATGACAGAGAATGAAGTTAAGAAACAACAAGTGTCTGGATTTTATAGAGACGTTTCAATCAACCCTTATGACGCTGAGGATGACATTCAAGAAAAGTATGATGATTTAGAGGGAACAAAAAAAGAAGAAACTTATCAAGATTATACTTTATTAGAGATGCACGTCTTGTTAGACTTAAAAGGTTTTGAAGAAGAGTCAGGCATTAAAGTACCGTATATTGTTACTATCGATGAAGGTTCTGGAAAAATATTATCTATTTATAGAAATTATAACAAGTCTGATCCGCTTAAGAAAAAAATTCAATATTTCGTTCATTACAAATTCTTACCCGGTCTTGGTTTCTATGGCTTTGGTCTTATTCACATGTTGGGTGGTCTTACACGAACTGCAACTGCTGCTCTTCGTCAATTGCTTGATTCAGGAACATTGTCAAATTTACCTGCTGGGTTCAAGTCTCGTGGTTTCAGAATAAGAGACGATGATCAACCTATACAACCAGGAGAGTTTAGAGATGTTGATGCGCCTAACGGAATATTAAGAGATTCATTATTACCTCTTCCTTACAAGGAGCCTTCTGCAACACTATTTAATCTTTTAGGATTCTGCGTCGATGCAGGTCGAAGATTTGCCTCCATAGCAGACATGAAAATAGCAGAGGGTGGTTCTACAGAAATGCCTGTTGGCACAACCATGGCACTATTAGAGCGTGGCACCAAAGTCATGTCAGCGATTCATAAAAGATTACATTATGCTCAAAGAATAGAATTTAAATTATTATCGAAAGTTTTTGCAACTTACTTACCACCTATGTATCCATACAATGTTGCAGGTGGAGACGCTTTTGTCAAAGCAATGGACTTTGATCAAAAAGTTGATGTCTTACCTGTTTCAGATCCAAATATTTTTTCAGTTTCACAAAGGGTAACGATGGCACAAATGCAGTTACAATTAGCTCAAAGTAAACCTGAGATACATAACATTTATGAAGCGTATCGAAGAATGTATGAGGCTTTAGGCGTTCAACAGATTGAAAATATATTACCAGTGCCTGGTCAACCAATGCCAGAGGATCCTGGTGTAGAAAATGCGAAGGCACTGAAAGGAGCACAGCTACAAGCTTTCATTCAACAAAATCATGACGCTCACATTGAGGCACATAGATCTTTCGCCTCATCTGTTTTAGTTAAATCACAGGTAGCGATCCTTGCAATATTACAAGGTCATGTGTCAGAACATATTGCACTTGCTGCAAGAGCTCAGATACAAGCAGTTGTTCAACAACAGTTGATGCAAATTGCACAACAAATGGGTGGTCAGGTCCCACCACAAATATTACAACAAATTCAAAATGAAGCTGAAAATCAAATTGCACAAATTATTGCAGTGTTAACAAACAAAATGGTGCAAGAGGAACAAGAAGGATTAACGCAACAAGGTCAAGACCCTATTGTTGAACTTAAAAATAAAGAACTTGAGCTTCGCGGTGCAGAAATACAGCGTAAAGCACAAGAGTCAATGATGCAATTTCAGTTAGATCAAGAAAAATTAAAACAAGATAGAGACTTGACAGAAAAAAAGATACAATCGAGCGAAGACATGACTGAATACAGGCAAAAAATGGCAATAACACGTGATCAATTAAAGAGGAGACAAGGGTAATGGTACAACAAAAGCTCACAAGACAACAAATTCAACAGCTACAACAGCTTGTAAAGAAACAAAGTCGTAAAAGAAGGCTTACACCTGCTAATTACATGAGCACTTTGATGAAAAATGTCGTACAAATGAGGGCAAATGGGGGAAAAATGTCCGTTGAGAAAGCTTTTAAAGAACTTAAAGACAATCCACCTAAAATTTTAAAGAAAACAGCAAAAAAACATGGCAAAAAAAGAGCACAAAAACAAAAAGTTGCAATCGCCCTCTCCAAAGCAGGAAAAACTCGTCCCAAAAGGACTTAAACATCAATTAAAGGCGATTACACCGGAGCAAATGGAGGATTTGCAGACTGTTATTCGTGATCAAACTAACAATAGCCTTCAATACATCACAGAAGAGTTCGATCCGCTGATCGTTGCTAGTGCATACCTGTCAATAGTCCGACAACTTTACATGTTGTACTTGAACAAAGATGAAGCTGATGCATTATTCGAGTGGGCAAAGATGAACATGGACCCAAACTTTAAAAGGGGAGACTTGCATTAAGATAAAAATAATGTAATTTTTTTACATGGCAGATAATTTAAAAAAACTTGGCGGATCAGGAATGCAATCAATGATTCTTGACGCTCTTAAAAGATCATTAGACAACAAAACTTTACCAAAACCTGCTTACGATAGAGCAGTTAGAGCAATCATGGGTGGCTCAGAGGATATGTCACAAGCCAAACAGATGAAACTTCTCAAAGACGGTGGACTCTCAGAGGCCACTGCTAAACTAAAAGCACAGGGTTTAAAAAAAGGTAAGCAAGTAAAAAAGAAGAAAAAGAAAAGTTTTCCAGATTTAAATAAAGACGGCAAAGTAACAATGAAGGATATTCTCATTGGTCGTGGTGTCATTAAAAAAGCTAAAGTAGGAATGCAAATGAAGGGCACAAGTCCTTTGATCAAAAAGAAGAAGTAATGGCAGTACAACAAGAATCAAAAAAACAAGCACAGAAAGAAGCTACTGATATAGCCAGAGAACAATCTATAAAAAATATACTTAAAACCATAAAATTAGCAGAAGAGTTTCAGAAAGCGCTTGAAGATGACATAGATGACTCAGCTGTAGATAAAAGTTTAAAAACTTTTGAATTAGATTCTAGATTTCCTGTTAAAAAAAAATCAGGGGGACAGATTAAATGCGGCGTTCAAATGAAGGGCACAAGTCCTTTGATTAAAAAGAAAAAGTAATGGCTAGACCAGGTTTATACGCAAATATACATGCTAAAAGAAAGCGTGGTGGTAAGATGCGTAAGAAAGGTGCCAAGGGTGCACCTACTGCAGCTAACTTTAGAAGAGCTGCTCAAACAGTTAGGAAGGGGAAAAAGTAATGGACAAAGCTACAGATAATAATACTGTTATTGACGGTAAAAAAGTTCCTTACAAGTCACCTGTGGTTGACCCTGCAAAGTCTAAGACTCAAGGTCAAAAAGCAGTGCAAGTAAAGAAGAAACCATTTAAAGGAGTATTCTAATGGAAATGATTAAATCCCTAAAAACTAAATGGGACAACTTAAATAAAAAAGGAAAGATGTTAGTTGGTGGAGCAGCTGTTGTTGTTATCTACTTAATAGTCATTAATGTTTAATCTTTTAGTAGGTCCCCTCTCAAACTTAGTCGGTAATGCGGTCAAAGGTTTTGTTGAAACTAAAAAGGCAAAAGCTGAATTAGCATTAACGGAAATAAAAGCACAGAAGTCTCTCAAAGAACAGCAGATTGCCGGAAAAATTGGTTGGGAGGCTTCTGCTGTCGATCAAATGAAAGGCAGCTGGAAAGACGAGCTAATTTTAATATGCCTGTTGGTTCCGGCGGTGGCAGTCTTCATACCCGGATGGACACCACATATCAAAGCTGGATTTGAAGCCCTACACTCACTCCCTGATTATTACAAGCATCTCTTATATATCGCCTGTAGTGCGAGCTTCGGTATCAAGGGAGCAAAAGGTGCGATGGGCCTTATCACTAAAAAGAAATAGTGGATATATTTCAATTATTCACTACCTTCAAAAAACAAATTGAAGAACGAGAAGCAGATTTATTGGAGATGTTAACCTCTGGTGTAAAGGACTGGGACGAATATAAATATTTGACAGGCAAGCTAGAAGCACTAAGATCAACAAAATCAGAAATGCAAGAAACAATGAAGAGGTTCGAAGAAAATGAGTAAACTAATATTACCTGATTATTTAGCTAAAAAAGAAGAGAAAGCTAAAGAAATGACAGACATGCAAAAGCTTCCAAAGCCAACTGGTTGGCGCATGTTAATCATGCCACACACTGGTGTGAGAAAAACAAAGGGAGGTGTGCATCTTACAGACAAGGCTCAAGAAGAAATTCAACTTACAACTAATGTAGGATTAGTCTTGAAAATTGGTCCAGATGCATATAAAGATAAAGAAAGGTTTCCTGAAGGCCCTTGGTGCAAAGAAAAAGATTGGGTTCTTTTTGCTAAGTACGCAGGCTCAAGGATTAAAATAGATGGTGGGGAGTTAAGACTTTTGAACGATGATGAGGTCTTAGCAGTGATTGATGATCCGGAAGACATATTACATGCAACATATAAATAGACTCATGGAGGTCATGGCCCATGCCGGAAAAAATGGTAGATATAGATACATCAGGCAATCCTGTTGATGTAGATATAAAAGAAGAACAGAAACAAGACGAAGTCGAAGTTCAAGAACAAGAACAGGAATCTTCCGTTCGTGAAGTTAAACCCGAACAAGAAGAGCAACAATCTAACGAAGAAGATCTTAACGAATATTCCGACAGTGTAAAAAAACGTATTGATAAGTTGACTGCAAAAATGCGGGAAGCTGAAAGACGTGAAAAAGCTGCGATTGAATATGCGGATGGTATTAAAAAACAATACACAGATTTAGATAAAAAATATAAAGATTTAGATACAGGTTATCTAAATGAATTTAAAAACAGAGTAGAGATTTCAAAAGCAGCTTTACAAGATAGGTATCAAAAAGCTGTTGCGGATAACGATGTCAAAGCTCAGGTTGAAGCACAAGAGGAGCTTACTAAGCTAACCATAGACGCAGAGCGACTAAGAGCTAGTGAAGCTAAAAACAGTGCAAAGCAAGAAGAGGGTAAAGAGGTCAAAACACCAGACGCTCCTACACAACCACCTGCTGCCCCACCTGATCCACGTGCTGAAAAATGGGCAAGTGATAACTCATGGTTTGGAAACGACGAAGCCATGACATACACAGCTATAGCAATTCATAAAAAACTTGTGGGACAAGAAGGATTTGACCCGAAGTCAGAAGAATACTATAGTGAGATCGATAAACGCATGAAAAACGAGTTTCCTCATAAGTTCAGTCAAAATGAGGCTGGAGTGAATGATACATCTGCTGATGACAGACCCGTGCAGGCTGTAGCAAGCGCAAATCGTTCATCTTCTAAAAATGCACGCAGCAAGACTGTGAGACTCACACCTTCACAAGTCGCTATCGCTAAAAAGCTCGGTGTGCCACTAACAGAGTACGCAAAGTACGTTAATAAAGGAGGTCAAGCATGACAACTAAAACCTCAAGATCTGCTGACACGCGGGTAAAAA